AGAGCAGATAATCTATATCTGCTCTCTTGCCCTATATGAAATATTATTTCATTTCAGTTCCATAAGCATCACGATATGTGAATTCTTCGCTTTGAGTATTTACAGATACACGCTCAGTTTTATAAGCGTCATTATCTTCACCATCAACACGATTAATTACAAATCGTTGTGCTTTTTCTACTTCTGCTGTATTTACTTCTACAGATTCATCTTCCATACCTAGACGTTTTAGAAGATTATCATATTTTTTAGCCAAAGCTTCATATTTCTTAGTCAAGTCTTGAACATCTTTAGCTACAGCAGTATTTACATTTGTAACTTGTTTATTAACATGACCAAATCGGAATGTAGCACCAGCATTTACCATGTTGCTACCACCACCAAATGTAGCACCTAAGGAGAATAATGTGTTTTCATTAGGATGTGCGAACACACCTACTGCAACAGCATTTTCACCCTTATAGTTACCGTAACCTACAGCATATTCTACTTTTTCATTAGCATTGAAAGATAGAGGATGCAATGCACTTAAAGCGGCAGAGTTAGCACCTACTTTTGCAATATCAGAATCTACTTTATTAAAGCGTGTATCCATAGAAGTACGCAACCCATCTACTTTATCATCAATACGAGCAATATTCGCTGTATTAGCATTTACGTTATTTTCTACTAAGTTGATATGTTCAGTATTCAAATCTGCCTTAGCATCTACACGATTAAGTTGAGATACATTCACAGCATCTTTTGCTTGTATACCACTTGCTACATTAGTGATGCGATTACCACCATTATTTAAACCATTTTCATCAATAGCAACATCGCCCATATGTAAACGATTTACAGAAACAGTATATTCTGCACCACCATTTTCATTTAATGTAGAAGTAATATCTACATTAGAACCAGCCTTTAAAGTAGTATGTTTTTTAGCTTCTACTTTATTAGCTTCAATTTGAGTATCGTGGTCATTTACAATTCCACCTAACTCACCTAAACCATTAGCCAATAAGCGAATGTTAGCTTCATTTTTTGCTACTTTATTGCCAAGAACATTAGCAACGGAATATAATTGACTACCATTAACAACATCTGTAGAAGTAGCACTTACAATAGTGGCGGCAGAAACTACACTACCATACAACATAGAACCCATAACCAAAGCGGTCAACAAAGTTTTCTTTTTCATAATAAATCTCCTTTTTATTGAAAACTACAATGTTACAAGAAAGGCTACAAGAATGCGTGTGTAAAGATTATCACCACCTACCCTAACAAGTGGTGTAAAGTTTTGTAACCTTCCTTGTGATTTAATATTACCACGTCTATATTTTTTTGTAAACCCCTAAAATGAATTTTTTTTCAAAAAATAAAAAATAGTGTATGACATCACATCATACACTATTAATGTTATAGTAAAACACTACGTATTAACTTAAACATATCATCTACAGTATCTAAGAAAGTATTATCATAATAATCACAGGTAACACTTGCAATCTCATCAATCCTTTTTAGAATAAACTTCAAATCCTTGATAATCTTATCTAAGTCTGAAATCTTAATTAGTCTATTATTCTTCTCAAATACATATTCTTTTTTAAGTACATCATAATAGAAATACATCTTATCAAATTCAAAGTATCTAAAAACAAATAAGTCTTTTTTATAACCACCCAAAGTATAAGGTATATAATCTACACCAAAAGAACCACATTCAGCATCTTTAAACCGATATACATGATGATTAGTAGTCATATCAACTACGCTACCCATACCATTAATATCTTCATCATTTATAAATTTTAAAAAGAAGTTATGTAAAGCCATCATATTATACAAATGAACCGTCTCTAAACTGAACGCATCATTAGAAAAAGACTTTAGTGTTTCCATAATACCATCAATATCAGTAAAGGAATCACCAACAATGAAATCACAACCTACATGAATTGATTTATATGCTTTCTGTAAAAGATATATAGCCAATGTAAAATCATAATCACTTTGATTTAAACTAGATACATTATCTACAGTATTTAGTCCATAAGATAATGATACATTATGACCACCACTATCTCGCTTTCTAAAAACTAACTCTATCCCATTATCAAAGTACATAGATAATTCTTTATTAGGTTTATAGAAAGAAACCTCAACACTAGAACTATGACCAATAGGAACGTCATAGACTTGTGTATATCCTACCTCAGAACTTGAACTATACTTAATAGTTCGATGACTCCCATAGACATATTTATTTCCTTCTATCATATAAATTACATCATCTACATATCTACTTAGGAAATCATAAAAAGACTTAGCATCTTTCATCATTAATCAACCTCACTATATATCTTTCGTATCTCGTTAATATTATCCTGACTAATTGTACTAAACATCTGATTAATCTTCATTAAAGAAATATAATCATAGAACCTATATGTATCTGCAGAAAAAGGATGCTTAAAATAATCTACAGTCCCTTCTCTACTAATAGAAAAAACTACCTCATTAGTCAAACAAACATATCTATTCTTAATTACTTCATAAACATGAAAATGACCATAAAACCACATAATTGATTTTTCCTCTAGATTTGATTCAATCGTATCTAGTACATCCCTAGTCTTACAAGTATCAAAGATAGGTTTAATGCTCTGCATGGAATTAAGAGTTTTATTACTACAAGTATGTGTTAATACATAATCTACAGTATCTATGTCTTTTAGTGATTTATATAATCGTACCATATCATCATCTGTAGGCTCTTCTTCTAACCAATAACTCTCCCCTAAAGTGCGATATGCTCTATCAATAGATGTAGCACCACCAAAACATAAATACTTATGTCCTTCTATCTTATAGATATTACCTCTTAATAAATGGAAACAATGGTTATTAAGTTTATGTACTTTGTTTCCCGCTACGATAAATTTACAAAAATCTATTTAAACTATATTTTATAAACTTACACTTTGATATACTTCACAATATATCTTCCTTATTCATTGCGTCCAATTTCATCGTTTAACTAACTACTCTTGTTTTCTATAACGCTCCAAAGGCTTAAATTCCCCAGTAATACGATGGGTACATATTTAGAAGTTCTTTATAAGTGAACTCTTCTAAATTTGATATCTTGCTAAATTAATAGATGCATTGACATCTCTATCAATCATTAATCCACACTCATCACATCTATATGTTCTGTCAGATAATTTTAAATCTTTCTTAATATGACCACATTTATGACATGTCTTAGAACTAGGATACCATCTACCTGCTATCACTACTTCAATCCCATACAATCCAGATTTATACTCTATCTGTCTCCTAAATTCATATAACTTTGAATCAGAAATTGACTTAGAAAGGTGTTTATTTTTCAACATACCACTAACATTCAAATCTTCAAGTGCAATTCTAGACGGCTTGTTTTTCACTATCTTAGCTGTCACTTGATGAATATAATTAGTCCTAATATTAGACAATTTCTGTATAAACCTTGAATTATATGTTTTTGTTTTTGAATGTTTTTACAATCTTTAAGAGGTCTTGTATATTTTGGAATACGATTTTTAGTATAACTCATTATGTTATCTAAAATTTTTCTTGAAAGTTTACGTTGAGAACGCTTTAACCGTTTTTCTAATAACTTAATTCTGTACCCTTTGTTAATATTTCTATACTTTTTAGTATAAGAATTATCTGTGTTGGATACAATAGCTAAGTCCTTCAACCCAACGTCAATACCTATTTTATCATCTGTTAGCTTAACTTGCTTTATTGCTACTTTATATCCAACAGATAAATACCAAAATTTACCATCATATGTAATTCTAGGATTAACATATTTTTGACCTTTTGGAATTTTAGGTAATGATTCTCTAGTCCTAACATACCCAAGTCTCTCACCTTGAAAACCATTAGGTAACCTTTTTAGATGCTCGTAATTAACATAGAAACTATGTCTAGACCTTTTCTTTGATTTAAACTTAGGATAACCTTTGTTATGTTTAAAGAAATTCTGTAATGCTATGTTGGCGTCTTTAACACCTTGCTTCATAACATTACTTCCAACTTCTTTAAGCCATGTATGTGTTGTCTTCTTTAATACATTGTTAATGTATTTTCTGACTTCACCCTCGCTTACAAATCTCTCTTTAGTGTTACCCTCTAGCCATTCTTTATATTTTTCTTGATTATAACCTAAGAAAAGGTTATAAGACCATCGTGCTACACCAACACTCTTCCAAAACAAAACCTCTTGCTCTTTTGTTGGTAACAATCTAATCTTCTTTGTTAAATACATAGTACCTAACCTCACAGATTAATTGTTCCATACTTAGAGCATTGAACGCATTATTAATTAGCAATATAAGTTCATCCCCTTTATAATTATAATCTAACACTATATCACACTATAACTATAAAGGATAAAATATAATTTGTCAATTTTTGTAAATTTATCTTATTCACGCTAGAACGCAACCTCTAACGCAGTCTTACTGTCACCAGCAGACCTCTGACACTTTCATGCCAGCGTAGACTATATCTTCATCCTGTCTATCTTAAAACAGGAGCAACATTTTTCTTCTGCCATTAGCTTGCAGTTTTACTCTCCCTCAAGGAGATAGTCGTTGAAGGTCTCCCATATCTTACTACTAAGACTTAGGGCTTTCCCTGCTAAACATCCATTGTTTACAGCACTTAGAACATACGTCTTCTGAGGTTCACTATTTTATCACTCAGACACTGATATGCTTTTATTTCATCATATGCCATCTCTACTATTTTTTCTGCTTTCGCACCTTAGATTAATCAATCTCAGCTTACCCTTTCGAGTTACTGTTTAGGTCGTAGAACTTTAGGAGTTAAAAGCATTTAACGTTGAGTCTGCACCACTTACGAGATACAGAGGGTATTCTGTTCAAATAAATTCTTACTTCTATTGTAACAGTTTTGTTACCCATTTAGTAACAATAGGTAAAGAGTTTAAGTAATCAAAATTCTCATGATTACCATCTATAAAAGCAACATAATAATTTAACTGACCTATATAATCTAATGCTAACCTTTGTTGCTCTGTATCTTTGAACATAATACCAAAGTCACCTAAGACTATAAGAACATCATTCCTAGAAATATTAATTCCATTATTATGTAGATTTTCTTTCATTATCTGAGTGATATCACCGTGTATATCACCAATTAAATATACCATAGATTAAAATCCTATCTTTTCTTTTTCATTCTCTTCCTTACGTTGAATATAGCGATTAAAGTCTAGATAAGCACTAAATAAGAAGATATAAACAACAACTACTAATAGTACTGTACTTAAAGAGAATACCTTACCCCAATCTCTCAAATATTCAAACACAGTAAAAGCAAAATATAAACCTAATGTATCTAGAATAAGACCTAATACAAGATATATTCTATATTTCCACATAGTAAAAACCTCACATATATAAAGAGATAAGCAGTCGTAACTGCTTATCCCCTACACACAAATCCATCATTAAACCTAATAACTATAAAAAATAAGTTTATACACACATTTGATAAATATATACAGAATTTTAAGATATTTCCCTGTGGAAAATACGACAATTCTTAAATAAATATACAAACATATGTCAACCTACTCATAGAATATTAGGTCTATATTTTACCCATTATTACGTAGATACTCCTTAGCCAAAGTCTCTACAATATTTAACACTTCATATTCAGCATGAGCAATAATAGATTCTTCACTATTAACACTCTCTTTATTTTCTTGTGATTTATTAAATTCTACCCTAGCTTTCTCTTTCATAGTAGCTAGTACACTCAAGAAATCTAATTCACTATCAATACGCTTTTCTAACAAAGCATTTAACAATGAACTATCTACATATTTTGTATCTAACATTTTAATGTCCATTCATACACTCCTATAAACGACTTATAACATCTTCGATTGAATATGAAATCGTATCAGCAACACATGCCCCATACAACTGTAACGCAATATAATCATCTATATATACATCATCACAATACCCTAAATCTTTAGAAATTGCCACCTGTATGGAATTTCTGCCATCTTCATGATATAAAAGACGTACAAACCTATAACCTTTATTATAAAGCGAAATAAGCAATATTTTAGTAGCACTATCTCCTAAGTGAATATCTTTATTTTCCCCTCTAAAAGAAATAATCAACCCATACACAAAAAGATATGCTTCATGCACTACCTCAAAGACTACATACATTAAAAATGTGCCTAACACGATAAAGCCAATGAACTGACTTATTAATACCAACATGTCCACAAAATTATACCTCTACACTATATCTGTTCAGAATACAATGTTATCTATAAGACTAATGAACATTAAAAGTAATATCATTTACAAACTGTTTCAACATAATACGTACATCTTCATATTTAATAGACATACATACGTCTACAATATCTTGAATGAAAGACCACATATCATCAATAATTAATTTATCTTGATAGTTATGATAAGTGATATCACCAATCAAAATAGCATACACTACAGAATGAACCATATCTCTATGATATGTAACCTTTGTATCATCTAAAGTAACTACTTTATTACCATATAAAGTACCATCTGACGCCATTTTTACATCTACTGTAACTTCTTCAACTGCAGTATCTTCTAACTCTTCATCAACATCTTCTAATTCTTCAATATCTTCAACTGTATCCACATTTAAAGTATCCCCAGAATCATCCTTACAATCTTCTACAGTAGTATATGTTCCATTACCATCTAAACTACCATATGGTGCTAAACAAATGTATGTAGCATAATCTTCAGGTAATAAGATAGCTAACCACACTAATCTAGTATTAATAATATTGATTAATTCATCCCTATTAGTAATATTGTAATTATATAATCGATACTCCTTATTTAATGTATCAAAATCATCACCCTCAACAATAGAATTGACAAATCTACCATAACTAACCAATAGACCAATATTACTTAACAAAGTATTTAAGAACATATCAAGTGTACGATTAACATATACACAAGATACACCATCTCTAGTCTTATAAGAGCGAATGTAATCAACTAATGCCTTTTTATTTTCAGCAAAAGACATAGTAAACGCATTCTTTTTAGCACGTTCTAACAAATCATAATACAAAGTGATTGATGCTTTGTAATCTAACCCCTTAGACTTATATTTATCACTACGTAATGCACGTATATTAGTCTTTAGATAAATCTTCTTCTCATATGTACAAGCATCTTCAAAAGTTTTATCACTGAACACTTCATTCGTTCTTTGAGAGAATGTTTCTAATATATCAAAATACTTATGAATATCTACTACAATAGTATCTTTGTTATCTTCAAAATCATCATCACAATGAATATCTTTATAAATCTCTACTAGACGATTTTTAAAACGACCATAATTAAACATTGCACCATCACATAAATAGTATAAATCATTAATCATATCGACTGCATAATAACGAATGAAAATATTATTAATGATAGAATCAAGTCTAAATTTTCTATTCCCATGTGATAGTAAAGATAACAAATCTAAGACATTCATATCATCTGTAATATCTACAGCTATAGAACTATACACATATGTAGCAAAATCTTTAAAATAACGATAATATGCAGAAATCTTATCTGCACTACCACCATTTAGATATACAGCCTCAAACTCAGCCTGTGAATCACTATTATGAGTAATAACCCCATAATAACTTTCTTCTTCCATTAAAGCTAAATATTTACCTACTACATATTGATTAAATACATTTGAAAATTGTTTTACTTTAAAATCAGCACGTTTAGTATACATAATAGTAATCTCCTTTAAGTACTAAATGACTATAAATTTACACTCTTATTATATACAACTTTACAAAATATTACAAGTGATAAATAAAAAAAGAGTGTAGACTGTTACATCTACACTCTTTTGCATAATATATCTACTTAATTATTTAGATACTTTATAAGTAACTTTAAATTTAAGAATATCAGATTCTTTAGTTTTAATCCTACTTACATCAGGACCACTATAGTCTTTTAATGTATCACCACAGAATTTTTTAGTAACACGTTTAACTACCTTTGTTACATCACTGACTCCCTGTGATTCATCACCAACACCATCATTAGTCAATGCATATACAAAGAAAGAATATTCTTCAAAGTTATCATTTTCAGTATCAGGTACAAAGAAGTATTTACTACCTACTAACTTTTGATAGTTAGCATTGATAATAAGATTAATAGGAACTTCTTTATCAGAATCTCCCTCAGTAATCTCTTCTTCATCCTCAGAATTTTCAGAATCTTCAATCACTTCTTGATTTTCTAAATCTTCCTCAAATTCCTCTTTAGCTTGTTTCTCTAACTCTGCCTCTTTAACGTCTTCATTAATTGATTCGTTACGTTTTCTCAAAAGAGATTCAGCAATAGAATCACAAGTTGTTTTTAAGATACCCATTAAATCACCTATTTATTATTGATTAACAGATTCTTTCAATACTTTAGATGGAGTAAATTTAGGTGCTTTCTTTTCTGGAATAGTAATCTCTTCACCAGTTTTAGGATTATGACCTTTACGAGCAGAACGCTTTACTTGCTCAAAACTACCAAAACCATGAATAGATACTTTTTCACCTTTCTTTACTTCTTCAGCAATAGCAGTAAACAAAGCTTCAACAGCTTCTACTGCTCCTTTTTTAGTATCTACTAAACCTTTATTAACCAAAACCTCAGCTAATTCTACTTTATTCATATTGTATGAACTCACTTTCTTCTGTACATTAAAAATATCTAGTGTATGTTCTAAATGACATGGACAAACATATCACTATATAAACCTAATATAATTATACGTAATATTATTTAAAAAAGCAACAAAAATATTATGCAACACCAGGAATTGATTTAGTAATATCACCATTATCGTCAATATAAGCACGACCAATAACTTCAAAACCTTCAATACCTACAATGTAACGAATTAACAACTCTACTTTATCAATGCTATTACACTTTTTAAGCAACTCAGGAACTTTATCAAATGTACCGTCTACTTTATAAGCGAATAATACACCTACATTACCATGCATAATAGTTAGACATTGCTCACCTACTTCGTCATAGAAGTTAACTGTGAAATCACCAACTTCTTTACGTAAAGCAGGTTTTTTAAGGTCTGTCTTTTTCTTAAAGGAACTGTTATTTGTTAAATTTTGTCCCATTTTGAAATCAAGATTTTTAGCAATGTCCCTAAATAACTTTTTTATATCTTCTACGTTACCCTATACACCTTCATTAGCTTCAAAGGATTCTACTACTTTACGTTTTTCTACTGTACTATCTGTAGCAGTAATATTAATAGTAGATTGAATGTATTGCTCACCAGCTACTTTAACGCTACTTGTGTTATATTCACAATCATAATCAAAGTTAGCTTTTTCGCCTAGATATGCTAACACAGCATCTGATACTTCTTCGCCTACTTCTGTATCAGCCAATACTTTTACTGTCAATGCATTATCTTCTAATGTCACATCAATAGCACTAATATTACCATCAAAAGCATCACGTACAATATTTTCAATTTCTACTGTATCATGAATATATGCGTCTAGCTTGACAACTGTGCTTTCATTATCTAAAGCTTCTAACACTTTTCTCATTAACTATACCTCACTTTATAAAAGTAAACACTCTATATTATATAACAAACATATTAATAAAATACCTAAAATACTAACCATTTAAAGAAAACGTAATAAGCAAATCATCCTTTACAGATACATACATACTAATAGGTGTAGAGATTGTATCAACAATATCATATACCTTACCCCTATCCTCTATATCACAATGTATATCTAACTGTAAATCAGAGTTATTTCCAAAACATAATTTTTTGAAAGCTATACTAGATATGTTTGTATAATTAGCTAAACCACTATCAATCAAACATTTCTTTACTTGTTTTAATGATTTAGATTTATAGAAATAATATAAGAAAGACTCAACTACTTCTTCCTCAGATAAACAAAATGTACCATACCCCTTAGGAGTATTATATGTGATACCAAGAACACCATAAGACACAAACCGACTAATCTCATACCCTGCCCTATCAACATGTGTGCTAAATGCTTTCCATAAGTTCTCACACGCTATATCGTATGTATCAAAACCTGTACCAACAATAAAACAAACAGGTAAAGTCATATACTTAAACTCAATAAGCAATGTAGAATCATCTATCTTATATACATTTGTTACTGTATTAGATAAGTCAGGTTTTTGTTTCTTAGATAAAAACTTCTTAAATTGATTAGGTATATTAAAATCAATGCCTGTCACAAGTAACTTAGTATCACTAGGAATTTTGCAATCTAATAAGTCTTTATATTTGATGTAATTATCACTATTAGGTACTAATTGCTTATTTAACATTCCCTCAGATAAAGTATCAATGATACTACTTCTAATACTCATACATCACCTACTAGAAACATTCTACAATTACTGTAGAACCAGTAATCTTAATACGATTAACCATCCTCTCAATACCAATACCTCTAATCTTCTTATAGAAGTCCTTAGCACTACTACCATTATCAAATTCTATCTTTAATCTACACCCTAACGTAGGCAATTTTAATTTAGAGTATACACTCTCTAAATATATCTCACAATATACATCTGAAATCACCTTTATCACATCATCTGTAATAGCGTTAAAGAACTCTTCACCTAAACAACTAACAAGAGTAATGTATTTACCAAACTTGATATCTTCATCACGAGTAGCAGAAACCAACTCATACCCTAAAGTAGTCCCTTTGTAAGTAAAACCCTCATCTCTTAATGTCCCATCAATAAGATTTACATAAGCATCAATCTTATTGCATTTACCATCTACAAAACTAATCAAGTTATTAACAAATTCTTCTGTAGCAGAACCAACTCCGCCATCATAAACAAGAATGTTGTCATCTCGTTCGGATTCCTCTGTATATTCATTAGAATATGGGTTTTCTACAAATACTCGTACCTCAGACTTATAATCAGTAGTAAAGTAAATATAACAACCACCACAATAAATAGGTTTAAATAAACTATTATCACATGTCAATTTACCAAAAACAGGTTTGGTATACTTAGTTATACTTGATGTAATTACACCAAAAACGTCATAGATATCCTCTAAATATCCATTCCTCATCTTTACTACAGTCTCACAGAAAAGTTTTGCCCTATTACTCTTACTAACCTCTTTAGAATTAGCAGTTGTTATCATGCCTTCGGATAAAGACTCTAGTATACTATTTCTTTTATTCATTACTGTATCCTTAATAATAAAACTCTATTGAAAAACCAGTAAAACTATTTAATACGATACCATAAGTATCAGTGCTAGTCTTACCTAAAGCCTTTTTACACAAATCTGATACTTTATAATTATCATCCCTTGTATTAAAGCTAAACTCTACTGTAAATGTATCATTCTTATCAACAGTCACGTTATAACTATTACAAGAAGATACCAACTCCTCTACAAAAGAACTATATGCACTACCAAATTCTACTTGTAAAAACTTAATAGAGTTATAAAACATAGCTTGCATAACATCATCCGTGTCTTGATATATGACTGACTTATTACTAAGACCACTAATGAATGTATCTGCTACTATCTTACAACCTTTAAATTCAGACCTTGCATCAACAATAGCCAATGCTTTCCTATCTACATAATCCCATATAGCATCTGCTACATCTGCAGTATCACAACGCTGTATCACACATCGCCTCATACTAACATTTTCTCTAGTTATTATTAACATTATGTAATGAATACCTTTATCTGCTAAATGATAAATATAATAACTTTTACCATTATGACTAGGTAATGTGTCGCCACTAACAATATATTTTAACGGCATAGTATCAAATAATTTACTAAAATACTCTACACTAGTTTTTATATGTTGCTTAGGTATAACCGTTAAGTCACGTTTTACTAATGCTTTTTGTAATTCTTCTAAACCTTTACTCTTATTTAGAGTAGTAATCATCCCTTCATTGACTCGATTATCAACCAAAGAATCTATAATATCTAAACGTCCCATACTACCCCTAAAATGTAAAATTAAATGTTACAAAGTCATCACAACCACGAGAAGTCGTCTTTACATTACCCTTTTTCATAGGAAATAGTACGCTATCAGAAAAGTTAACTAATATATCCCTGTTGTTACTATACATTTTAATAACAACATCTGTAATACCATTATCATATGTAAAGAATAATACTTGATACCCATCTAATGGAAGTGACTCTTTAGAGAATACTTTAATGAAATTAGGTAAACTATCTTTCAAAACCTCAGAACATTTTTTAAATACTCTCTTAGTGACTTCTTTTTTATCAGATAAGAATGCATTGGATGCTTCATCATATAAAACAACACCACATTCAGTCATATATGATGTAGTAGGATAGTTTTTATTATTAGCATCATCAATGTAACCTTTAACCACATCTTCAGTAGCAGTATAGATGACAGTTGGATATAACCACTTCTCATTGTCATACACACCATGATTTTTAAGTATCTCTGCTATGTAAAAATCATTCCCTTTATTATATACAACTACATTCTTTGTATTATCAAGTCCAACCTCCATGTTATGACTAAATATAATATTCTTACTATCACCAATATACAATGGAGATTTATTATATAAAGTGTATTTATCTATCTCAATAGACTTCTTGTCTAATTTATTAATATCTCCACTTGATATAGCATCAATTAAACTCTTCATAGCAATATTCTTTGTATTCTTTTCTATTGAAGATAATAAACCTTCATCAACTCGTTTAGAAGTTAATGAATCTATAAATATTACTATAACCCATAATCACCTCTAACCACTAAAAAGGAATCACAAACTGTATGAACCCATATGAGGATAACCCTACCTTATAATTAGTCTTAGGTAACTTAGCACATACGTCATCATAAAACTCTTGTAATATTTCTCTATCAGCATACAATAACAGATTTATACTTGTTGCAATACTACTTTCAGCAGTAATTACACTAAAATGACCACTATGTAACACATTGAACTTATTTAATACAGATTTAGCATCACCATTACCAGATTTAACTAAGTCTTTAACTAATATATCACTACAATATGAAAAGATAATATCTACTACCTTATCTTTATCATCAATAAATTCATCTGTCTTGACATTATAATATACACTACCACGTTTAAACATAGTATTTGGAATATCACTTGTAGAAGTGAAACCATGCTTTTTGATACTATCACCAAATGCTTTGAATACTTCTTCACTATCACATTTATATAGTAATGTTTTACCCAAAGGTCTTGAAACAGCAGAACCATAGAAGAATGTAATGCTATAATAAAACTCACCATCTACATTATATCCATTTACTTCTTCATCATATATATATCCCTAGGTCTACTATCAGTAAATACTAAATACTTCCCTACATTCTTAGTTAACCCTGTATGATTATATAGCATTGGAATTTCCACTTTTACATCAACCTTACGTAACTTCTTAACATTATGACTAAGAAGAGCATCTGTAAAAGACTTCATCTCTTTATTGACTGTATTCTTTTTGATAGAAGTCATCATACCTTCGTCTATCCGTGTATCTAATAACTTATCAATTAAATCACTATACCCCATATAATCACCTTTACAAATAGAAAGCTATTCCAATAAAATCTGTCTCTACTTTAGTTATATACATGATTTTTGAACTTAACGATTTATTGAGGTAATTATATAACGACAATAATCCATCTTTATCACCCTTCCTCACATACAGGTTAAAAGAAAATTCATAGATACTAGCATCATATGACAAAGTACTATTAATAATAGGATATAATTCTATATCTTTCTCAAAAGTACCACATTTATACTTAACCTTCAAGGAACAGTCTAATAGGAAATCATCTAAGAAATCATCTAATCCCATATAATAACAATAACTACTACCTAAAGTAGAATAGAATGTCTTAGCTACTATTTTACAACCATCAATATCTCTATCTAAATACCTATAATCACTGACATTCTTTCCTTTAATATCAGAAACTATTTCTTGATACCTACCAACTTCAGTGCATTCGTAAATAGTACAACGTCCAAACATAAGTCTTGTCACAACATTCATATACAATAACACAAAGTAAGGAATACCATTTTTAATATAAGACACAAATCGTACAGTATGATTACTAACACCATCTACGTACAAATCTTCAACCATTTTCTCTGAAGTAGTATATTTGATTGGTGATTTATTAAAGAATTTAGTATCCCCTAGTACTTTAATATCTTTCTTTGGTAGTGATGAAAAATCACCACCAATTAATGCAGATAACACACTCTTAGCTTTAACAGTATTCTTTTGAATAGACGTCATCATTCCTTCTTCTACACGATTAGAAAGTTTATCTATTATATCATAATAACCCATCTATCCACCTCACTATACATACTATATAAGACTCCCACTTAATTTAATTTTACCCTTACCATCTTTCCAAATATAAAAAGAATGACCACCTTTTTTAGCATTTAGGAACTTTTCTATTCTGTTACGTTCCTTATCCACACCAAAATCAAGTGTAACTACAAAACCTTCATCTGTGAGTGAAATCTCATAATTAACGCATGATTTAGCTATTTCTTCAACAACAGAGTCATAGTTATTTTTATAGTTAGATTTAAAAGCTTCTGTAAAGTACTTAAACATAGTCTCCATAACAACAACAGTATCACCCATTAAGCGTGTACTATATGTAACAATTTTACCCATATCGAAGTCTGTTATATCTCCACCATGAATACAATACGTATCAGTTATTAACTTACACCCATCTAACTTAGGATTATCTACATCAAAAGACATTTTTCCATCATTCGCAAGTTCAAAAACAGATTCCATAGTAGACTCGTCAGATACTTTAAAAACAAAACACCTTCCTAATCTTGAAAGCCTACGCCTTTCAAAAACCATAAGAAAACGTCCACCATCACCCAAACAAATCATGTAAAGTTTTGCACCATTATTACTTTTATTCTTTAAAGATGTCCATTTAATAACATTATCTACAAAGTTCTTACTAAAACTTGACCTATTATAAAAAGACTTATAAGAATTAATGTTTTTACTAGGTATAAAGTCTATATCAGACGCTAACAAAGCCTTAACTAGGTTATCAATATCTTTATTCTTATTCTTAGGTATAGATTCTACCATACCCTCATTAACTTTAATATCACTCAATGAATCTATAATATTAAAATATCCCATATATACACCTACATCTCATAATTTATACCAATATAACGTGATGTCCTAACAAGAACATTTGAATAACAAATACTTTTTAAGATATCATATATCTCACCCAATGATGTTTTATCATTTGTTACAAAGTTTAATTCAAACCTCTGCTCAAAGTCATCAATATAGATAAAAGGTTCAGACATAGCTAATACTCTTTCCAATTGCTTAGATACTTCTTCGTCAAATGTACGAATAAATGAGAAACGTGTTAAATCAGCGAATATATCTGCTAAGAAATCATCTAATCCCTTATAATATTTAGCATCTATTGTATTATAATATGTACTCGCTACTAAAGTACAACCTTTAAAACTATCTACAAAGTTAGGTTTATCTGCTTTTAATTTACCACTATTAAAATCCAATACAAGTTCTGCGATTGTATCCTCATCTGCTTCATGTATTAAAGCACGACTAAATTCACTAGCAGTATTGGTAGAGAATATAAAAGCAATATATGATGTAGAACCTACCTTATACACATGTAAATATACATAGCTATAAATAGAACCACTCAAACTACGTGATAGTACTGCACCACTTCTATGTTGACTAGCATTAGTGTTTAACTTTGACTTATTAAAAATACGAAACGTATCTACGTTATTCATTGGTATATGACTAGAATCACCACTCATGATAGCTTTTAACCACTTCTCGCCATCTTTACTCATTTTCTTATTATGTCGCATAGAGGTTAACATACCTTCATGTACATCCCTCAATGCGTCTAATATATTTCTGTTAACTGACATAGTATTACCAATTATCTCCACCATGCCAAGTTGATGCATCTTTTGCTTTTATAGCATATAAATATAAGGATAGTATATATTCATCTCTACCATATAAAGACTGACCAATATACCCACCTAAAGAATTTTTATTTGAATCTACAAAAGATTTCAAAGCATCGTAATCTGAAACTTTAAAAGTAGTATACATAGAATAAGAATCTTTATCATGACCATATAGTATCCGTAATATAGGTTTATCCAATTCTATCATTGTACTCAGATTACTATCAATTAAATATTTTTTAAAAATATTTACAGTACCACTCATGCCCTTCCATTTATCAAAGAATAAGTCAAAACTTTCTTTTTCATCTGCACAACCAGCTTTTTTAGAATAGTTGTACATAACATCTGCTAAAGCATTGAAAATCATTGCTTTTGGAGTCTTAGCATCACTTAAATAATTGGTATAAGTAGTACCATATTCTTTTACTAAAGTATTGACTGCTTCATCAAAAGGAACGTCTTTGATTTTATAATAAATAATCCGAGGTATATCTAACTTCTCAAATAATATACCTAAAATACCATCGCCATAATCAATAAAAACTGCATCGCCCTTTTTAACCCTATTTAGTTCTTTAGCTTTATAAATCTTTTTGATTCTACCACTACGGTATGAACCATCCCTAAGTGTCATACCACTAAAATTACCTTTAGCAATATCAGACAAAAAATCTTTTACTTTCTTAGCTGAACCACTTGATGCCGTATTTAACATGCCTTCATCAATTCGTCTATCACTAAGAGAATCTATAATATTACCATATCCCATGTTTAACCTCTATTCTTAAATAATATAAAAATCTATATTAACAACACCATTACTATCAGGATAACAAGCTAATTCATTACTAAATTTAATAGAATCTTTTATTTCATTGAACCTATCTAAGTCTGTTACCTTAGCTAAGAAAGAACCTACCCAATCCTCACCACTAGCAGAACTCGCTATATGTACACCCTCAACATCTAAGTACAAACTCATTCTGCTATCTACAAAATATATATTAAAATCTTTTGTCCCATTCAATTTAAACCATTTAGTAAAAAATATATGTACACAAGAATTAACATTAAGACATGCAGAATTTGATGCAGTATCAAACATGACATCTGCTAAAAGATACAATCTTGACTTAGGAGATTCAGCAATATCTTTAAACCCCTTATATGTAATAGGTAGTTTTGATGCCACACTCACCAACTCTTTCAATGCAGTAGACTTATCAAACAATGTATTAATTAATAATGCCCTAGGTATTGGTAAATCTAAAAACACCACTAAGATATTTGAACCACCACAATCTTGAAATAATACATTACCTACTTTCTTTGATGCTATCGCCTTACTATTTAGTATCTTAATGACAACGTCTTTATGAGCCGTAGGACTAAACCAATTCCCATCTGTAGAGTTCTTTGTACTAAAACTATTAGGTAATTTTTGATTCTTTACTATACTAGAAAAGACATCTCTTGATGTACTTAGATTAGATAACATCCCCTCAGATAAGTTATCAATTATACTATTCCGTATACTCATATATCACCTAATTACACAAATAACTATGTATAGTAATATAATCATCTTTATCCAGAGCATTGAACATACCACTAATCACACCCATGTTTTTATATCTCTCAACTGCATTTGTTAATATCTTAAACGTATCTCTATCAACAGGTTCTTTTGTTTTAATCTTTACATTAAGACTGCAGTTATAACCACGTTTATATAATTTAACAGTACCTATTACACTATACTCATATAGTACTTCTTCTACTTCAAAAGGAATCGCATTTGTTTCAATGTATTTATCTAATGCAGATAAAGCATCATGTACATACCCATTTGATAAATCTTCTACTGCAGATTTGATGCTCATGAACTTCTTCTCACGTAATGAGTATAGACATACACCTACTAACTTAGTACCTTTTAAGATACGCAAGTCTCCCCTATCAGCCATGTTATCATAGAACATACGTGCATCCTCAGTCGATTTAAACTTATACACATATCCCTCATGATACATAATATCACCTGCATCTTTATATGCGAATACTACATATGTATCAAATATACTATAATATTGATTATATCCTTCTTTAATATTAAAGTTAGCACCATCTATGACTTTAGCACTAACCCTATCATTCTTTACATCACTATACATAGATACTTCATACTTAGGAGTCACACTAAGTATTGATTTTTTATTCTTAGCAGTTGTGAGCATCCCCTCATCAATACGTAATGACTCAAGGATACTATTCACACGTTCTTGAATCGTAGCCACTTTAAACCTCCACCATATCAAAATAGCACACTCTAACTATATAGAATGTGCTATAACCCTAATTACTATTATATATTATATATTATACATAATCACTATTTACTTATAGTAAGACTATATTGATTAGATTGTATGACTTCTTCCTTAAAGCTAAGACTCAATAACTTAGTTGATATATATGCCCTAGTGACATCATCAACATTCATTGTACCTAAGTCTGTCTCTTCTATATATCCACCTAATGACATATACTTAACTTTACCACTCTTAGAAAAGTCAAATGATACAATAGGTAGAAATGTATCTCCAAAGTTCGCTTTCTTATTGAACCCTACTGTACTCTTTGGTACTACTAATTTTCTAAAGAACTTTGTTAATTCCTCTAACATATCATCTGTAAACCTATCTAACAAACGATAATAAGGACTACCTTCTATGCTCTTTAATAAGTCCCTTACAACACTTTCAGATATCCTACGTGATGTACATAGACTTTTCCATGTCTTTGTATCAATCGTATCCCCTAAGAAGTCCTTCAATTCTTCTATGGTATGAATATCAAAACCTCGAAAGAAACTAGCCATATCATTCATATCCCCATGAAAGTACGTATACCATACAGTATTATTAGCGGCGACATCCACAGTAAATAACCTAAGCTGTATAATGTCTCGTAAATTATATTTCCCCTCTTGTAATTCAAATTTACAAGCATTAGGATTGCTAACATCAAGTCCTATAGATACTATATCCCCACTCTCACGAATCTCACACTCATTTAAAAAGAATTTAGCTGTTAAGTTATATACTTCATATTTCATAGCCATAACATTATAACTAGATTTTAATCTCCACTTGATACGATTTGACTTACCACCTAGATTAACAGACATGATTCCTTTGGATTTGATTCGTTTGTATATGTTGTGTATTAGTATCTTATTATCACGTAACGCACCCATCTACACACCTACTAACAATTCTAAACCAATATTAGTATCACTATATATCTTCTTATTAGCTGACATATATGGTATATGAATACTAATGGAACGATTCCCTACTGCTTTACCAACATTATTAGAAATAGATTTAAACCTTACATCATCGTTATTCGCAGAATGAGATAACACAGTTAACACAGAAATGCTATTACTATCATACTTAGGATAAATGATAACATTTTTAGGAAAATCATAACAACATATCCCTATCCTATTTCCTTCCTGATATACAGTCTTTGATAATTTATATGCTATGTTATCTAATGTAATAGTATCAATAAAATCATCTAACAAATGTTCAAAAGAAGTAGAAGATTCCCACTCAAATAATCGTCCAAAGTCATTTTGTGTCTTACAAGGTTTACCATATTTAGTAGAATAGTTAGTACACAACTCATTCAATAATTCAGGATAATGTTTACCCATATCATCATAAATACAAGCCCCCATAGTCTGCATAAAAGCTGTAATAGTAGAATATTCTATATCTTGAAAGACCTGTAATGCTCGAATACCTAATCTCTTAAACTTAAATACATTATATGTATTGACACATATAATAGCTTTATCATTCTTCTCAGCTAACACTATGTCATCTGATTCTAAATCAAACCGTATCCCTTTAATAGGTGCATAAAAACTAAAGTCTTTATATGTAAAATTTAAGCGTACACCACGTCCTACAATTGACACGAAGATACCAGATAATACACTATCAGCTAACTTCTTATATCCATCTAAAGCACTCTTTAATATAACCTTATTATCTCGTAATACATTCCCCAAAGCATCACTCCCCTAATTGAATTGTCTTTATATCAGCTGTATGTAATTCCATCGTTATAGAACGATTATCTCCATTTACTACACTCTTTTTATCTAGTATTATATCAAAAGAAGTCACTCTCCGACCATCTTTACCATCCATAGACTTTGAGATTAAATTAACACCCATTAATGAACCAATACAAGGTGTATACGCTAATTGTTTATTAGTATCAAACCTCATACAAGCTAACAACCCATCACCCTTTAGTAAACCCTTCATACCAATATAAAATAATGGTTTTTGTAAAGAACATCTAATATAATCATATACCTTCATCTTTATATCTCTATGTAATGCATCCATAAAAGCATTGTAGGTATTAGTATATGCCAAGAAGTCTTTTACATGTGCATATTGTGTATGAGGAATACCATACATATCTAATAATGTATGTAACCATTGTAATGCTTCCTCTGCACGATAATTAGTAGACATATACTTCATATATTCATTACATACTTTAGTAATAAAATCATCAAAACTAGTATACTTACTTCCACTACCATATTTATATGATACTATATTAGAAGTATCAAAGGCTGTTTTAGTATCTAAACAATAAAACAAATTCCCTTTAGTATCTTCATACCATGTAAAAGCATTAGAATTGACTCGTATCTCCATAAACATGGTAACTGATAGCGTATAGTAATCACCTATATACACATTAAAAGATAGAGAGAATTTAACAATACCTATAAATGGATATGCTAGTTTTACCATATGTTTTGCTATTGCTTTGTAGTCACGTAATGCCTTACCCATATGCTACCATCTCCTCTATCTAATACCAATTAAGTAAAATTAATTACGCTGTTATGATATCTAATATTTATCTTCTTATCTATCAGAAGAGTATTATATAAAGAACCACCATGCTGAAGATAATCAACTATAAAATCTTTATCACAATTTGCATTACCACTATGAATATTGCATTCATTAGGATTTTTACTACTAATAGTAGTGATTATGTTACTCTTAAAGTCAACCTTAACTAACCCTAATAATTTAAAATCATGAAAGAATATCCACTTAGGATTCAATGCTGTGGTAAATAAATCTTTTGTATTCATATTATCTTCTATAATAGTCCTAAACGTATTTTCAAAATCCTTAGTTACTACATTAATTAAGTCTTGTACCCTATCTTTGTCTTTACCAAACTTAAATAATGTACCTTCTGTTACATCTGTAATACCATAATGTTTTAGAAAATCAATAGTACATGAGTCATCATTAACACCACCCATATACAATATCTCATTCACAAAACTATCAGCTATATAAGAAGAATAACTATGTAAATCTCTATGATTTATCCCAGAGTTATCTGTGAAATGCTTTATATTATTATACTTAAATACCTTAGATAAGTCTAAACATAGGTATGCACAACTCTTATCTTCTACCCATTGAAATGCATTCTTTGGTATAGTAAATGTTAGTAATAACCCATCTGCTGTTACACTACAAAGACCTGCTTTTAAAATATATGTTAATGTCTTACCATAATATACCATATCACAGAATTGTGGTAAATTTGTATTCTTTTGTATCTTCTGTAATAATGCTTTATTATCTCGTATTAGATTACTCAAAATAAACTCCTAATCAAATGCACCACCTAATGGAATATCAAAATGATTATTAGAACGTATTAATAGTGTTAATTTCTTTCTATCATTAATAGCTGTATTGCCTTTCATAATATCATCTAAAGAATATACATAACGCTCATCTTTACCATTCATTGTATTAGACATCAATTTTACATTCTCAATATTTTTTCTCATAGGAATATACACATTCTGTGTCTTTATATTATATCGTAATACAGGTAACAAACTACCATGTATAAGATTATCCCTTATAGTCTTAGGTAGCTTAACAGAATCAAAGAAATCACGTAAACACTCGTCTGACTTATCCATGACTTCTTCAGTTAATTTAGCCTTGAAAGTATTATATACATCTGTATCATTACTAAAGTCAAATAATGTATGATACTCAGTATTAGTAATGTCATAATACTGTAACATATGATTAATAATAGGTAATGTGTCAGACTGAAAAGACTTATATATCCTACCAATAATGTATGTTAGTAACTTGCCATTAAAGCTAGTATCACTAAATTCCCTACTATCACCAATCATTATCCTTGACATGTTATTATATCGTACTAACTTATTCATATCAATACAATATAATAAATTATTCTTATTGTCTACCCATTTAAACATATCATGAGTCGTATTAAGATATACTCTAACAGCTTCCCTATAAGATGAAATATTATTACTCGTGTAATAATGGTAGTATATTTCCACATACATCTCGTCTTCATATGGATATGCTTTTTTAACAAGAAAATTCAATATGTTTTTATTATCTCGTATTAAATTACCCATACAACTACGACCTTGTCTCTACCCAACAATTATGATTTTTAGATAAGTCTACTCTCATCTTATTTTTAGTATCTACAAGCAATACCAAATTACTACCACTATTGCTTGTATATCCTTTATTCATGACATCACTAATAGAATAGTATATTACAGAATCTTTCTTCTTAATATCTTTATTTAATGAGCATTGAGGTAATAAACCGTAATTAGGAAATACAACCCTATCATCTTTAAAGTCTACCCTAGCTACCGCTAAACACCCATTTTTATAAAATAGGTACTTTAGATTACCTTGCCCATTGAATGACTCTTGACTACTATATATTTTATTAATATCTAAACAACTCTCTATATACTCAGTTAAACTAGATTCAGTTGCCCTATTTAAAGCAGTTACAAACCTATTCCTAATCACTTTATCATTATATAAATCACTTAATGATAAACCAACCTCAACAGGAGTAGCCACATCCTTTATAAAAGTTTTTACCTCATCTAAAGAAAAATTAGTACCCCTTCTACATAATGAATCATACAGATTATCAATACTATTCTCTAATGCACTACCTAAGTCAGTCTCTAATATATTATCAAGTATAAACCCTGTAATATTATTATAAGACAAAACTTTACGTAAGTCTACACAATAATACAACGTGTCACCATCTTCTACCCACTGAAATGCATTCTTAGGTATAACTATCTTTAGACTCAAATAATTATTATATATTGACTTATTGAAAGCGAACCAACTCAATGTACATAGATGACGTACATCACCAACTAACATAACCTCTTTAAAGAATTGCATCTGCTTTTCTAGCTTCTTTAATATAGCCTTGTTATCTCGTAATACACCCATAATCTCCCACTAATAATAATCAGATATAGCACCACCTATATCTACCTTATATGCTTCTAATATCCGATTACGTAATTTCTTAAATTCTTTCCTATGACCTTTAAAGTGACATTCTACAGTTGCATGTGCTAATTCATGATAGATAGTATTAATCGCTAGTTGATTACTTGTTAATCTATGTGTCCCATAATCATATACATGCCTATCATGATTATCTACACTAAACTCGATTAAACATGTATCATCATGATACCAATATGTAATCCCTAGTAATTTCTTACTACGACCTCTGTATGCATTAATTAATAATGTAGGTTTAAAATGATACCCTAAACCCTCTATGTCTTGAATAGCCTGTAAAAATATATCCTTATACTCCATCATATCATCATCGAGATATAAAGTACTCACAATTTATTACCTTCTATATATTACTATAATACACGATAGTTAAATACCCTATCCATGTTATGAATAATATCTACATCGATATGCCCAGAAAAATCAAACGAGAAACCACCAATACAATCTAATGTTTTATATTTAGCAACAGCTTTATCAACATCATCTAAAGTAAAATCAAACGTATATCCATTCCAATCTTTCTTCTTAGGATTTAATATGTAGCGTTCATTATAATGAGACGCACGACTCATATAAGTCATATTTTTCTTAGTATCTATACAACAGATACTAATTGTATCTTTTGTCATATCCACTGACTTATTACTATTTAGTTTTAACCCTTTTAACCCCTTAGTGTATTTATTCAACATAACTGGTAGATGCTTTTCTAACACTTCTTTATATGTCTTATATAATACACTACCACTATTTAATAAATCTGCTTTTAAATCAGACATAGTAGTAAATGTATACCCAAATACATTTGATAAGAAACTTTTTAATTCATTTAGATTATAATCGTCCTCATACCATGTTGCTTTATCATCTAATGTCTTAACCGTTAATTTCATTAAATACATTAAGATATCATCTACAGTAGAAACCTTTTTACCATTTACTAAGTAATATACAATAGTATCTGTTTTGATAATATCCTTCATATCAGCATAAATAAAAATATGCCCTTTATTATCTTCCTTCTCATGTAATGTATCAATACTATATACAGGTGTTAATTCAACTGTACTCATCCAACCACAATCTAATGAAAGATACAATTTATTAACGTCATAAGGTACTACATCTGTACTCTTAGATAATAATGCTTTCTTTAGTTGAGTAATGATACCTTTATAATCACGTAACAAAGTTCCTTCATGAATCCTTGTATTAGCTAATGACTCTATAATTGTACTATAATTTGACATTAATTATTTTTCCTTTATTTGATTTAATAATAAACTCTCTTGTATTGTATACCTATCTGTACTATTGATATCCAATACATTAAAAGAACTGCCTTCATTAGAAATGACATATACACTACTACCATCCTCTAATGTATAAGTATTGCCAATGAATTGATATGATTCATCTAACTCTTCGACCATAGCATCAATGTAATCGTCGATATCATCGTCTAACCCATCGTCATCTGCATCTCGTACATCCCATGAATACTCACAGTCAGTACAAAAATAAGATTCACCATTATCATGAATGTTAATATTTGTACTCCCACATTCAGGACATTTGATAGCTTTACCATCACGTAAAGCTTCTAACTCCTCAGGACTAAGTTTACTCATATCCTTATTTGTATCTTCTGTACCCATATCTTCTTCCTCTTGTTTAGAAGTATCGTCTACAACCTCATCGTCTGTTTCAGTTGTATCTACTTCCTTACCCTCAGAAATATTATACCTAGTATCATCAATAGTATCTATACTACCACTGTTAGTACTATTGGTAAATACAATCTTCATTTACTATCCCCTACTATACAATTATCTATATATGAAAATACTGTACTGTACAATTATACAACTATACAGTACAGCATCATGTTTATATTATTTTTTATGACGTGTTATCTTTTTACTTTGTAATACTTTCTCTACGACTACATCATCAAAGCTAATAGCATTAATTTTCTTCTTAGTATCACTTGTATCCAAAGAACCAACACCTCTACCATCTGTACTAGGAATAGAGCCACTAGGTGTAGATACACCACTTACATCTGTTCCCTCATCTGAATCTTCTACTTCTTCTGTATCAGTATCACTACCTTCTGTAGAATCCTCTTTAGTATATTCATTATCTACTGCATCAATAGGAACTGCTTTACCTTCAGCAATGACTTTATAGCCACAACCCTCATTAATCTCAGTCGCATATAACCTAAATACGCTTTCAAGTGTTGCTACTTCAATGTCATCTGAGAACTTTTCAACATCATCCTCATCTGTTACAGTATATTGTACATAATAAGAACCATCATTATCAGTTGCATTCGTTACTTCATAATATTTAGGTACTTTTAATGACAAGTCCTTAACCATAGTATCTAAATCTTGATATACCCCATCATTATCTGTAATAGAGAATATGCAAGATACAATGTTGCCACTATTAGTAACAACAAGACTCTCTACTTTATACTCAAGACTATCATCCAAAGCACTAAATGTATCTTTAAGATTATTCTCGATTTGACGATATAATACTTTAAGTCTTGTATCACTCGCATCACGATATTTAGACCATGCATTAATAATAGCATTATTATTCTTTTGAATGAACCCACCTTGATATAATGCATCATCTGTATAACGCTCTAAGTCTTTATATAATGTCTTACAACTAGATACTACAAATGACGGTATAAAGGTATTATCATAATTACCCTGTAGCGATAAATTACCACTAATAATAAATGCATCAATCGTCATATTATTAAATACCCAATCCACTACTATATTAGGATTAGCCTTAGAAGTAATCTTATTTGACCTCATAGAATTAAATGCATTATTACCAAACAATACATCAAATACGTCTTGATTACGAATGATAAGTCCACGTAAACATAAGTCTACTATACCTACATTATCAGTTGCCTTAGTAACCTCTACTTTAGCACTCTTATTTACATATACTAATTCTACTTCAATCCCATTATCAGTCAAATCAGATAAATACCACTCTACTTTACCTAGTGACGTATAAATAGTATTATTCTTAGCATTAACAAATGCATTGAAATCTTTCCCTATACTCATAAGAATATACTTAGAAATATAAGCATTAAACTTACTATATGATGTAACAACAGCAGGGTCTATAATCTTTACAGTATCTTTATCAAAAGACTTAGTATGATTTAATATCTTAAAGACAAACCCTTCTTTTTGTACTTTATCGACAAGTAATTCAAGATGCGTAATAATACCATCTGTATCAATGTCTACAATATAATCACCATTATCATCTAAGAATGGTAATAGCTTATACAACTTAGTACATTTGAACGCATTCTTAGTAATTTCATCAAAATCATCAATAGAAATAATTTCTACACCCATACTACTAATGGTCTTAGTCTTATAGTTGAAACTACATTGATATTCTACTACACCTTTCTGCAGTTTTGATTGTGTATCATTACGTGTATATCGTAATACAAACCCATCTTTACCTAATGGAATCTCAAAATCATTTTGATTACCACTAGCCTTAGTCTTCTTAGTATTAGCAGATGCACTCGTATTCACACCACTACCTATAGTGCTACCACTACTAGGTGTTTGTGTTACACTAGATTTAGCTACATTACTATTTGTACTATTCCCTAATAAACTAGATACATTCTTATACGCTACTTTATCATCATTATTACGCATATAAGGCTTCTTAATTTGATTAATCATATCAGGGTTAGCTAATATATAGCTTTGATTATCCTTACTAAATTGACTATTAGAACGTGTTACCTCTACTGATGCCTTATACCCATCTGCATCATCTACCAAATGTTTAGCACTATCAGCCCTCATGAATTTAATCTCAAAGTCATCCATGAAACGATTAAACTTACCAGCAGTACTAAACACAGTATTAGGTATAAATAATTCACCCTTATATAACCTATCTAATAATCGATTATCTGCTTTAATACCATAAGACTTAACCAATTTAGTGATATCACCACCAAATGACTTTTTAGCCGTGTCATATAACTTCTCTATATTAGGTACTACATACCCTTCATCTAATGCTTCATACCTATCTTGTACATTAGACCATACAGATTGTTTACTATTAAGTAATACATCAAAATCATCTCGTAAAAACTTAATGAAATCAATACAATGATTACATACTATATGACCATCTATCTCATATGTAGATTTAGACTCTGTATGACATATATCGCATGTCTTAGTATCTACATCGTCATACATAGCATTCGCTAGAGATTCATTAATATACCTACGAATCTCCCTATCCTTAAATAACTCTTCCATACTACCTCGTAACCTACCTCTTATCAGTTATACTTTAATATATTATCTATATCATTACATAAACTATTATATCTTGTATATTTTCACGTTACACAACATTACTAAACCTTACATATTGATAACTATGTAAATTTACGCAATATTACGCAGTTTTACACAAAATTACTCTAATTTACTAATTACTTTAAAGTACACAATATACCTATACTTTTATATATTAGATATACATTATGACATACTTATAAAATATACCCATTTCTATATAGACCTTCATTATCATTACGAGTCTTATCATATGGATACCACTTAACTTTAAATTGTGCATTTTGTAAACTATTCACATCTAAAGGATTCACAGCCTGTGCAGTATTAGATGCTGTCCTCCATAAGGATAAGCCATCACCATACATGTAATACCGATAACTACGCTCACTCATAAAGTAAGAAGTAATATCTAAATCTATATTATACCGAACAGAACCAGCTGTATTAGTCTCACTATTGAATACAGCAATTATATTACTAGGTATAATAAAATTCTGTGTCCCTATTCCAGTATCAGGAGTCTTCCATATAACATCATTGATAGCAATCGCTGATACCCTATCACGTAATAACCCTTTTGCTATATTATTATAGTTATACCCATACATACGCTCTGACACTAATTCACTACTACTTAATGCCTTCGCTGAATTAGTAATATAAAAACTAAAATCAAAAGGAGAATTAGTACCTCTAGCGGCACGCACATACCACCTAGAACTTGTATTCTTATTATTTAATAATAATAAATCATATAAGTTAACAGGTAGAAAACTGCAGAAAGAATACTTATTACTTTGCCTATTATTATTCGCTATCCATATATGCATCTTCAATACTAACATAAAACTTGAATACGTATCATTCATGAAAAAATCATCACGATTAAGAGCAAAAGTCGTATCTGTATCAAAATTATAATTGAATCCAAAAGGTGAACCATATATAGGTAACGAATCCCAAAATCTCGGTAACTCATTAAGAGATTCTAAAGACCTAACACCTACTGCAGTATATACAATACCATCCGAATCACGATATTTAAGAGTCCCCCTATCAAGTTTAATATTCTTCTTGTTAATAAATGTCTTATTATCTACATACATAGAAAAAGGCATCTCTACAATAGCTTCATTAATCTCTTTAAAGTTATCAAGATTTGACATCTTTTCATTGATAGCAGAAAATACACCTCGATACCCATTTGTCCCCTTACAACATAAAAAACGACTATGAATATTAAGATTACTAGCAGTCTCTTTTATATCATTATAATTAGCTTGAAGATGTCGAAGTCCTCCATTATTAGGATGCAATAAAGGAGCATCCTTCTTAAAATCATCTGAAAAATCCGAACCCTTCTTTGGAGCCTCTATATCATAAACATAAGGACGATAAAACGTAGTATCTTTACCACCATAACCCTTAGGAAACTTTATACGTATTTTACTATTAAACCCTCTATCTTCGCTCATATAAACCCCACTACAAGAAAAAATGCATAGTATATCTCAACTATGCATTATGTAAACTTATATTTTTATTTATCTTCTGTAGTATCAGTATCTGACATAGCTTTGAGAACAGCTGTGTTTTCCATCTCTTTGGACTCTTCTTCACTTGCTAGTTCTTCATTACCTTCATTATCTGTTTTAATAGCTTTAGCTTTTTCTAGTAACTGTTGTTTACGTTTTTCCAACGCAGTATTAATCTCTTCTTCTGTGAGAATACCTTTTTCTACCAACAATTCTTCAATTACAGCATGTGCAATTTGGAATGGAAATACTTGTTGAGCATACATAGTATTAATATCTTCCATTAAATAATGATTTGTCTCATTCATACGTTCAAAGATTTGTTCCATGACTTCAACAAACTCTTTACGTTTGATATGTTGATTTAACTCTTTTTTACCTTTGTCAGCAAAAGCTACTACTTTTTTCTCTTGTTTTGTATCTTTATTTTCTACCATCCCAGTATACTACCCTTCTTTAATTCATCTATTGTATCAATATAATACATCTTACGTTTATTATATTCATCATAATTAGATATAAATTCTTCTAACATACCTACGTCCTTATCTTGACCATAAGGCATTAACCTTTGTACAATCGTAGTATCTTTCTTTAATCGATGTACTGCTTTATCATAACCAATATGACCAGCATTATCATTATCAAACGCTACAATAAATTTATTAGATAAAGATAATAAAATCTCTGCTTGTAACGCATTTACATTTGAAGTCTGCATTGATAATACATTAGGATATACAGAACGCAACACATCTGCATCATATAAACCCTCTACTACGATTATCCAATCACCATACGTAAAATTAGAATCCATCATATCAAAACCATACATAGATTGTAACGCACTATAATCAATGAACTCCTTCTCTGTTATACCCCTAAATACACAAGAAATAGGTTTATTGTTGAGTGTATTAAATATAACTAATACAGCACCACCCATACTCTTGATAAAGTTATGATGAAAAGGAGTCAAAGATTTACGCAACCCTAATCTATCTATATCACTATACTTAAATAGTCGATAATTTTTATATGAATAATGTCTAGCTAATTGAACGTATTTACTAGCATCTAGTATCGAATCAGCACGTAAATCACAAATACTAGGTAACTCATCATATAGAACTTCTAATACCTCTAATTTAGAAAGATACCTCTCATTATTGGAGTTGTAAGCTACACTCTTTTTACTCTCTAGTATGCTATCTACGTCTATAATCTTCATAAGCTACCACCAGAACCTAAACCAAATCAGTATTGATAACACATATCAATAAGTAACTACCAATACATCACCTAATACGCAATCATTTACAAATAAACCACGTTTCCTAAGAGAAGTTGCACTATTTCTATATAAAATCCCATCACGTTTAACATGACTACGATAAGAACCATTCTTACCACAAACATATTCAGTAATCCCATGAGATTTGAATGTTTCATCAAACTTTAAGCTACCACTAAAAGCATCATAATATCCATCACGTTTAGGGCTATCACTTAAAAATAAACTATTACTGTAGAAATAACCACATACAATCTTCTGTACAGGCTGTGCAATAGACCTATCATATTTATCGCACATATACCTAAACGCATCTACACAATCATTTGTATGCTTCACATCAAAGGTATTATCTAAACCAAAAGCATAATCACTAGGGTCAGTAATATTGAAGTTATCAAAATTTACACGTTCTTTAAATAGTCTAGTAAATCTATTACGATTATCTTTCTTTGTTATCTCTTGTAAAGAAATTGGCTCACCTCGATACAATGTGTAATCATACCATGTATCAATACCAAATAACCATACAATAGAAGTGATAATAGGATTCCTTGGGAAATACAGATTATGATTCTTAAATATAGTATCTATCTCATAAAAGCGACCAACTTTATCTATTACACTTGCATTGCTATAGTAATCAGTATTAGCAACATTAAACCGTACAACAGTTTTTAAATCCCTTAATTGAAATTGCTTCTGAATATATTCAACAAAAGAAATTAATTTCTCATAGTTATCATAGATACCACCATTAAAGATAAGATAATCAATATCCCCACACTGCTCAACTATCTGCAGAAAAATGCTATGATAATAGTCAGATAGGTTTTCTGATGCCCCATATGTAGATGCTAATCTATTAATATGAATATCACTAATATAAGCTACTTTCATAGAAAAAACACCCCTATTCAAATAGCTTATGAACTAAAGCTACCTCATCTGACAAAGTACAATTCTCAGTATTAATTAATAAATCAAAAGCATTGAAATCCATGTACATATAGTCTTGACTATCTGATAAAACCCTACGACAAGCTTCTAATACATTTACTTCTTTTCTATCCCTTAATCGTGATAACATACGAGTTAAGCTAGTATAAGCAGTATTATACAAATACACACCTACTACCCTATCACCATATCTCTCACGTAATTTATCATACTGAGTATTAGTACCACACAACACATATACTTTATCATTATCAGTAGGAATCTCGCCTACACCATAATATTTTGTAGCACCCTCAGCAGAACTATAATGCTCTACAATACAAAATTCATTTGCTACTACTCGTTTAGCAAAATCTTCCATACTACAGAAATGATATTCTACACCATCTACTTCGCTATCACGCATAGGTCTAGTAGTCGTTAATACAAACCTTTCAAATTCATTTGGATATTGTTGTAATAAACTACTCATTACACTATCTTTACCAGTACCACCCTTGCCACACAAGAATAGTATCTTACCTTTTACCAACTAACCTTCACCACCTGTAACATAAAACTTTAAATTAAATACTAGAAAAAAGAATGAAATTTAGCCTTATGCTTAGTAAAGTAATTCATCTTTACCCCTCCGAATACTAGAAATGATATCATATTCAGAAACAGGTTTATAACCATTAACCAATGAATTTAAGTTCAAGCCACTACCAAATAATCTTTGATAATTACCAATACCACTAGCTAATGTAAACATCTTTGACATAGTAGCATTTTCATAATCTACACAAAGTCGAACTATTTCATTTGTACATAAGGTAACTTCTAATGTATCCCTAAATAAGACTTGTACATTAAATTCATTCTTACAATATGTTTGATACATCTCTTTATCAAGAATAGCATCCCTTTTTGTAGAAACAGATGATACATATTGATTGAAGATATCTAAGTCAGATTTTCCGAGTAATACAATCTTATTACCATTTAAAGTGCTTAGTAACGATAAATCACCAACACCACCTACAATATAGACTTCATCGTCATCTGTAATGAATGTATTCCATACAGTAAATAAGAAATGATTATGTACTGAAGAATCTATCCCAGAAATTTTATTAACTCCACCTTTACTTAGGTATAAGTCAGAAATAAAATACTTCATACCATCACCTACTCAGAGCATAACAAAGCATCTACTTTACCAAAACATTTAGTGATAATATACATGCACTCACCTTTATAAATGTATGGTACAATGACTACTTTATCCACAGCATTTACACTCTCTAAAGCCTTTAACAAAGAATTTAAAGCCTTAGGGTTAATCATAAATGAAGTCCCTTCTTTATACGTGCTATCGTCTAAAATCATAGACAACGCTTTCTTTGTATCATATCTAATATTATGAGTCTCGATATCAATATATGAAATCTCTACTTTATTTAGAACCATCTATATCACCAAACCTATTTACCTGTACTACCACAACCACCACTACGAGTAGCATTAAGTACGTTATCATTATCCGCTTTTAAGAACTTAGCGAATACTCCTTGACATACCCTATCACCACTCTTAATAGTTACATCAAAAGGATAGAAGTTATAAAAAGCTACACCAATATTACCATCATTATCCAAGTTATTCCAGTAATCGGCATCCACAACTCCCACACCATTGCTAAGTACCAAACCCTTTTTAATTGGACTAGAAGAGCGATTATAGATATAAAGAACCTCGTCATCAAGCATATAAGCCTTAATATAAGTCTTAATCATTGTAGGTTTAATAACTTCTTTATACCCATTAAAAGAGAAATGCAATAAAGAACGTAATAAATATTTCCCTACTTGTTTCCATAAAGACGGAATCACTACGTCATAAGGAGCATAAAAATCATAACCAGCACTATGAATAGTACTTCTAGTAGGTAATTTACAATCAAATTCTACACCACTAGAACACACAGCAAAACCTCTACCACCAATATCTGTTAACTTAGATATAGTAGCATTACCCAACTGTAAATCCAAAACCAATCCCTAACCTTTCCTATAATAAATACATAATTAAAGTTACATAGTGAATTATTTGGTCTTCTACATAGGTAATCACTCCGTATCTAGCTTTTAAATTATCTACAATAAGATGCATACCAAATAAGATTAGCAGATTTAATGATAACCCAAAAACTAAATAAAAAGGTACACAATATAAAAAACTATGTACAAATAGATGATAATAATTTTTACCCTTAATAGTAGCTATGAACTCACCTTGTAATACATAATCCCCTAATAAATGACAACCTATTAATTTTAATATTAACTCTACCAAATCTTCACCACCTAACAAAAAATACACTAATATATAGTTTATTATACTACATAATAGTGTATTTATCTACTTTACAATATTATTTTTACAATAATAATTCAGATGAATCTTCAAAGATTAATGTAACAAAATCATGCTCAAAGTTACCACACTCATCACCACTAATCTCACACTTAATTGATTTGATAACCATACCATCATTATAATACGCAGTGAAGAGATTAACATAAAATTCTAAACGTTCAAATGATAGAGATTTAATATCATTAGCATTAATAATGATAGAATATTCTTTATTGCTTACTGTATCATAAACAAATAGAGATGTGCTATACACATAGTGTACATTATTACGATAGTTAATTAATTCATCGTATAACTCTTTAAGGTCATTAAAAATCTTTGAAGAATGAAAACAAGTATGTTCATCATCTAAAGCAAAATATAACAACATAATTTAATCCCCCAAAATTATTTAGTTATCACTACGTGCTTCAATGCGACTATTTAATTTATCCTTATATGTTTCTACATCAACATACAACTTTTCAATAAAACTATCAGGAACAGTTGTGCTATCCTCTAATACAGCTTGTAATAAATCCATATCAACATTATTTTTTAAGTCTTTCATAGCTTTATAAGAGTTATTCTTTTCCTCACCTAAACCTAAAGCACCACTATGTAATACTGTAGAAGTATTTAAGAATACACCATATACTTTATACAAAAGAACGACTATCTCACTAATAGCAAGACTAATCTGTACAACCTTTGTAGCAACTTCTTTAGTCTTTTCTAAATCATTGCCAATCTTAACAAAGTTATCCTCAGTGCTATTAATAGCCACCAACATCAAATCAAAATAATGTAAAATCTTATTAATTAAACCAATCATAAACACCTCATCTTAAATATCATTAGGGTTAAATTCGTAGTATTCTTCCCAAAACTCTTCATTTGCTCTGCGTCGTTCATCAACATCTTCTTCATGAATAATTTGAGATTCTAAATCTTCAACCCTAGCATCACTAAACCAACCATGTAATAATAGAAAACCGCTAATTAAACCTAAAATACTGTTATCATTACTGATAGTAACGTCAGAGCGATATAACATTTCGTTTAAAGTAGTCACTACTAATTGTAGAATATAAGGTCTCTCACGTAAAGCATCTAAGAAACTACCAAAATACAAATTCCTATCTCGATAATCAAATCGAACATTGTTTACAATAAATTCAATCTTATGCTTTTCTTTAGTAGTCTTAATAACAACCATGCCATGTAAATCGCTTACACGTTTATAATCAATATCATCCACTAAAGAATCTAGAAACGCTTCTGCATGTAAACTAAATCTAGAAAACGCATTTACATATGTCCCAATAGTGTAATCTTTTTGTAGCTTATCCATAAATTATCTCCTTTTATATATTAATCGTATTGATATAACACAACCTTATTGTATAATAAAGACTTTTGAACGTTAATTACACGTTGATTAGGTGAACCTCTAAATTTAAGAGTAATATCCCTATGTGCTAATTCAAATTTACCATCAATTAATACGTCCACGTATTGTAACAATTCACAAGTATCATCTCTTTGCATTAATTCTTCAAAAGTGTAACCACTCCATAGGTATATTTTTGAGAATTTTGCCTCTGTATGAACTTTTTTAAGTAAGGGTAACACAATACTCACGTTATGAGATAAGCACGGCTCTCCGCCTAAAATGCTTAAATTTCTTTGTATTCCATTCTTTGATAATAGCTTAATGATATCATCTATGTATGTATTAGGTAATTCTAACCCACCATTCCTATCCCATGTATCAGGATTATGACAACCATCACATCTGTGACAACAACCTTGCACCCAAAAGGAAACACATACACCCTCACCATCTACTATATCATTTTCCTTGATTCCTGCATACCTCAAGAATATTACCCCTCTTTCTCAACATACTACCTCTTTTATAAAGAAGAATATATGTCCTATCATGACTAATAGTAGGAAATATAACAGGAATACCCATAACAGAATCTGAACTAGAATAATCTTTAAGAACATCATCAAAAATCTGCCTTAATTCTTCATCTGACATATTATCTAATTTAGTTAAAAATCTTTCCACATAACCAGCCATATCCACATTATCACCACATCTCTAATAAATCTTCATAACCTATTATACCATTTGAAACATTTAATGATAATCTATGAGGACTATTGCTATCAAAAATATTTGAATGTATATGATATTTCTTATTAAGAAACATACATAAAGCAGTAGCAGTCCTTTTATTACCATCTAAAAATACTTGATTAGTAACAAACATATAATATAACCTACAGACCTTTTCCCTATCTGTTGAATATAATTCGTTACCATCAAATGTCTGATATATTCCTTCAACTATTGAAGATAATAAGCCATTATCTCTAACACCATGAATACCACCATATAAATTAATGACAATCTCATGTATTGCTAATACACCCTTGACGTTAATAGTAACCATACTTAATTATCTTCCCTAGCCATCTTTTTGAATTCTTTATCATACCTAGTAAAGATATTGCGTAAAATAGTAACATCACTTCCACTAAAACCATGTATAGGTAAATCTTTATACTTTTTATTTTCTTGTATATCTACTAAAATTGTATCTTTTACATCCATAGTAACACAACCTATTCATTACCAACAATAACATCTGCACTATGTACTGAATCTAAGTCATTATCTGTAATCATTTGTGCTATAAATTGTAATGTACTATAAGTATAACATGCATTCTTTGATTGAATACTATATGATTCAACCCCATTTACAGTATCAACAATTTTAACATCAATACCTACTAAATCTGCAGTCTCTTTACCATCATACTCAAATACATAATCTGCAGTATATTCAATGCCGTCATCAATTTGTTTACAAGATAGTGCGATACCACCTAAATGACTCATAACTACTATAGTACACTTACCACCAAATAAGTATATAGAATATCGTTTTAATAAACTTTGAATAAAATCATTGCTAATCATAACTACACCCCTTCTTTGAATCTAAACGTATATACTGAACGCTCAATTACTAATTCAAAATCTTCTAAACCATATTCTTCTTGCACTTCTTGATAGTTTTCTTTAGCTTCTTCTTTAGTAGCATAAACACCTAACAAAGGAGAACTAAATTTATCAGATGTAGTCATCAATACATATACTTCTTTTTCCATATTGCCCATAATGTAAACCATCCTTTTAAATAAAAATATACTTTAGGTATAAGTCCAATACCTATACCTAAAGTATACCAAAATTTACACTACTTTACAATAGTTTATTCTTTTAATCTAAATGCAATACCCTATCTTTAATCTCAGCAGTACGACCTTGATTAAAGAAATTAGTACCCAGATATCCGCATGTACGTCGACAGACGTTCATTGTATCTTGATTTGTATTCCCACAATTAGGACATTCCCAATACAATGAACCTTCCTCACCTTTAATCTGAATCTCTCCACTAAACCCACACTCTTGACAATAATCAGATTTAGTATTTAACTCAGCATACATGATTGTATTATAAATGTATTTAATAATCTCTAATACAGCTTTGATATTATTTTGCATATTAGGTATTTCTACATAACTTATACAACCACCAGGACTTAACGCTTGATACTCACTCTCTAATTTAAGTTTTGTGAAAGCATCAATTTCCTCACGTACACATGTATGATAGCTATTCGTAATATAGTCATGGTCAGTTACATCTTTAATGATACCAAATCGTTGTTTTAAACATTTAGCAAATTTATACGTAGTGGACTCAATTGGACTTCCATATAAACTATATCCAATGTTTTCTTCTTGTTTCCAACGATTACAAATATCATTCAATCGTTGCATAATAGCTTTACCAATTTTCATACCTTCCTCAGTAGTATGACTTTTACCAATCAATGCCATTACACACTCATACAAACCAGCATACCCTAAACTAGCAGTAGCATACCCATTATGTACTAAACTATATAAAGTCTCACCCTTATTAAGTCTAGCTAATGCCCCATGTTGCCATAAAATAGGTGCTACATCACTTGTTGTATTCTCTAACCTATGAATACGTACTTGTAACCCCTTATGACATAATTCACACCGCTCTTCTAATACACCATAAAAATGAGCCATAATAGAATCTATATCAGAGATATTATTAGCTTTACAATCTTGTACTGTCGTTAACGCTACATCTACTAAGTTAACAGTCGCTACGCCCAAATTGAACCTGCCCCAATACTTACGCTTTCCATCATAGTCTAATGCCTTAGATAAATTAGCGAATTCATCTGTAAAATCATCAACAGACAAGAAACTACGACAGCCCATTGAACTAAACACATCTCCATCTTTTAGTTCTTTCATTTTCTTTTCTGAAATATAATCAGGCACTAACCTCTTAGCACTACATTTAGCACTCAACTCCGTTAAATACCAATATTTACTGTCTTCATGTATATTATCTTCTTCTAATACATAAATTAATTTAGGAAAGGCAGGTGATATATAGATGCCCTTTTCATTCTTAAAACCTAATATACGCTGTTTTAACATTTCTTCAATCAGTAATGCTAATTCAGCTTTATACTCGTCCTCACCACCTAAATACATGAATACAGTCAGGAACGGACTCTGTCCGTTACTATTTGTAAACGAATTGATTTGATAGTTAAATGTTTGTAAAGCATCCTCTACTTCCTTAGCTAAGTCTCGTTTAGCATACTCTACTACTTTACTATCATCTAAACCCCAATTACGATATTTATTTAAGTACCAATTAAAACTATCCCTCACAAACGGTGCTAAGTGACCTAAATTAATACTAGCACCACCATAAGTAAGACTAGTGACCGCTAAAACCACCTGACTCGCTATAGTAGATGCAGTTAACAACCTCTTAGGCTTTTCTATTCTTACACCATTAACTACCGTCCCATTTTGTAATATATCGTTTAAATTGATTAATTCACAGTTAGTTCGATATTCAGCGATATAGTCCATATCATGTTGATGGATGAGTCCTTTATTATGTGCGTCTACTACGTCCTTAGGTAATAGCTTACGCTTACCTATATCTGTGCTTACTATACCAGCTATATAATCCCTTAATGTAGTATTTAGTTTTACATCTTTATTACTATTCTCTGTATTCCAATACTCACTATCACCACTTAGTAACTCTTGTAATTCATCATCAATTAAATTACCACGCTCTTGATTACGCTTATCACGATATAATATATACGCTTTAGCGACATCATTATACTTGCTATCTAATAACGTATTCTCTACAATATCTTGTATATCTTCTACGCCCAATACTGCATCATCTAATGCATCATATTCATCTAATACAGCATTAATAGCATCATTACATACCGTGATATACTCACTATCAATACTATCATGTAAACTACTATACGCACTTAACATAGCATTGAATACTTTACCACTATCAAAAACTACTAACCGTCCATCACGTTTTAAGACCATATTATCTTGTTGTACCGTATCTTGTATCTCTTCCAATTATTCCTCCATATACAAATATACTAATATACACCACATCATGTAGAAATATCTATTATTTTCTAATAGGTTCTACTATATATAGTGATATACACCCAACTACCTATACCATTATATCCCATATCTGTATAGTATGATACATCTTTGTTAAGTATGATTAAGTATGATTAAG